CCCTAAAAAAACAATTACTTGTGGGTGCCCTAATATGTCTTCAATTAGTGGTGATAAAATTTCAGCAGTTGACTTATCACGAGTTGTTATGCTAAACTCTTTAAAAGAAAATCAAAACAAAAATGTGCTGACTTCCCAAGATATTGCTTGGCAAGAAGCACGTCGCCAGCGTAAAGTGAAGCGACTTGATTTTGAAGTCCGTTGAGGACTTATTTGGAAGGAGTCCGGTTGGTCGAGGACACCGCCTTGAAAGCGGCTGGGTTTAAAAGCTTCGCAGGTTCGATTCCTGTTCCTTCCGTTTAAATGGTTACAAATTTAACAATTTCTTCAACACTGTTACGTATTGAACACAAATGATTGACTTTGGAATTTTAATGATTAGTATATAGTAGTATATTAATCTACAACTTATGGATCAGCACACCTATGATAATTGGGTGAAGATCAAAGAGACTTTTGAATCCTCTGGGAATACCGACAATATGTTCTATAAGAGAGCAGTTGAAATAGTCAAAACCAGAAGAGATCCTCTTGCAAAGTATCTTGGAGATGAAAAATGATGGAACCATTTGATGATGATTATGTAACTCGAACAGAAGTGCAGGAGATGATTGATGCCGCAATACGACGACACAACCGTAATGCTTCTATCATTAGTATGTGCGTAGGTTGGGTGGTTCTTTCTTTATTTGCTGAGGGACTTTTGAGATTAGTCGGCGTTATTCCACCTGTACTACCGTGGTTAAACATTACCTTAAAGTAAAAGGAAAATGTCTACACATACTAAACAAAGATACGCATTTGCCGCATCAGCATTTGTAAGAATGTGGGGAAGAGGTGCATTAACTGATATAAAAATTAAACAGTTTTGTGTGGAATGGGCCCATAGGAATGTAGATGCACCATTGGATAACACTGTTGATCAATACTTCTATTACGAATTTAAAACTTGGAGGGGATACTGATGTTTCATCTAGTCGAAGTTCTTGCAGCAAGCCAATTATGGTTAGGACTTTGTGGAGCAGGGTTGACAGTCGCTCCAATTCTGGGTATAATGCTTATACACCGAACTAAATAACGGTACAACGGGGTGTAAGTCAGCGGTAGACGGCATCTTTTGGGAAGATGAAGACGGGAGTTCGATCCTCTCCACCCCGACTCATAAAACTTACTTTATGAAAATGAATCAAGAAATCGAAGAACTTCAATCATTTACAGTCGAAGAGTTTCAAACAGATTTTGATAATCTGATAGACAGGGTTGAGCACGGCGAATCATTTATCATAACAAGCGAGCATGGAAATGCAATCATAGTTCCTTATAATGAAGTTGTAGAAATATGTGAAGAGTCAAAGATGGATTTTGAAGAGATAATCAAAATCCACACTGATCACGAAGAAGGATCGTGATTTGATTGGGACTGTCGCCTATGGGTTAAGGCCCACTGCTTATAACGGTGTGAACTGAGTTCAAGTCTCAGCAGTCCTACTTTGCTCGTTTACCCATCTGGTTGAAGGGACCGATCTCATAAATCGGCAGAGGTCAGTTCAATCCTGACAACGAGCACTTGACAGAATCCCTGTCAAACCTGTATAATACATAGGTCAACATTCAAAACAATGACTCTCACAGTAAAATTCAAGAAAGACGTTCAAACCCTTCGTGGCGCAGCAAACGGAGACTTTTATCTTGATGTAAAGAATCCGAAACTTTACAAAAAAGTTCGTCGTTTCTATGAAAACGAAGGTGTAGTATTCTCTGGTGATCCTCTGGATGATTATGAAATGCTTATGGAATATGTCTCTAGTGATCTTGAATCTGTTGAAGTAGCATGACTAAAGTTCTTTTGGAACGTGAAGGATATCGCTTCGTAGAAGTGGGTATTCTTGAGATAAACGGTAAACCCGATTATCGTATGCAAAAACAAAACGAATACACTAAACGATGGAATGACATTTATCTTTTTGATAATGTGCTACAATGTTCTACTGCAATGGAGGATATTGAGTATGCGAAATGGTTAGATCCTGATCGCGTTCCTTGTTATGTTCGAGGTTCCGAAGAGTATTGGGATTAATCGTCACGGATGGACGTTAACAGCACTGGTCGGGAGCAAAACCCCCTTATGTCTAAATCTGATTTACTAAGGTGGATTGGAAATATTCTTCTTATAATAGGTTATCAAATTATGTTATGGGGAGATTTTAAAAATGGTTTATTGTTAAAGTCTATTGGAGGAATACTCACAGTACCTTTTGCAATCAAACTCAAACTTTGGGACGTATTATTTTTATGTGCGTTCTTTGGTATTACCGAGATATCAAAGTTAACCCAACTTTTCTTGGTTTCGTAAAACCAAGTGGTGGAGTCAAATGACCCCTTAAGGTTTCTTGCTTCCTTAAAAAGTAAGTGGTGCGGATGGGGTAACCCCGCCTGGTTTCCAATTTCCAGTCAAAGAATTGGTGGCGAGCCTGAAAGACCTGTGAGGGAGTTGACAACAACTCCCTTTTTTTGTACAATATATAAAAAGAGTTTTAGTGTAATCTATGAATGATTATAAAAAAACAGCACTTGTACTTGGTGCTGGCGGTTTTATTGGAAGTCATATGGTAAAAAGACTTCGTTCAGAAGGTTATTGGGTACGTGGAGTGGATCTTAAACTTCCCGAATACTCTGAAAGTGAAGCGAACGAATTTATTATTGGGGATCTACGCGATGTTTCTTTTGTAGAAAGAACTCTTCAGTATAAAGGACCTTATCGCAATTTCTATAATTTTGTTCCTTCAAAGTATATTGATACTTTTGATGAGATTTATCAGTTCGCTGCTGATATGGGTGGCGCAGGATTTGTTTTCACTGGTGAGAACGATGCAGATATTATGCATAATTCGGTTACTATTAATTTGAATGTTCTTGAGGCACAGCGTCAGTTAAATGATTTTAAGGAAGTAAATAAAACTAAGATCTTTTATTCTGGTTCAGCGTGTATGTATCCAGAATACAATCAACTTGATCCCGATAATCCTGATTGTCGTGAAGAATCTGCATACCCTGCAAATCCAGATTCCGAATATGGATGGGAAAAACTCTTTTCAGAGAGACTATATTTTGCCTAGTATCGTAATTATGATATTCCAGTTCGGGTTGCTCGCTATCATAATATCTTTGGTCCTGAAGGAACTTGGGTTGGTGGAAGAGAGAAAGCTCCCGCAGCAATTTGCCGCAAAGTAGCAGAACTATCTTTAACCGGCGGAACTATTGATGTTTGGGGAGATGGTAAGCAGACTCGTTCTTTCCTTTATATTGACGAGTGTGTTGAAGCAACACGTCGTATGATGGATTCTGATTTTATCGGACCTGTGAACATTGGATCTGAAGAAATGGTTACAATTAATCAACTTGTAGACATTGCTGCTAAGGTTGCTGGAAAAAATGTTGAGAAGAATCATATTGATGGACCTCTTGGTGTTCGCGGCCGCAATTCTAATAATGATTTAATTCGTGAGAAACTTGGTTGGGACTATTCACAAACACTTGAAGATGGAATCAGAAAAACATATAATTGGATTCACACTCAAATATATAAAGATAAATTAATGCATCATCCTGTTTGATATGGTTGAATATAAATTTTTGGATGATTGCTTACAAGTAGATAAAAGTAAATTTAAATATGAAAATTGGTATTTGATGAACTGGGGAATGGGAGATGCTATTGATGCAACTCTTTTTCTTGAATCAAACTCTCCAGTTTCTTATAAAATTTTATGCAGACCTGGAATTTTTAATGGTATTAAATTTGTTTTAGATAATTTTGTAACCAATCCAAAGTGTGAAGTTGTTGAAGTTTTTCCTTTAGAAACTGGATATCCAATTCCTGAAGAGGAAGTTATTATGTCTAAACACGGTTTTTATCCTCAGGATTTAAATATTTTGAGTAATGCACATAATATTAAACAACTTAAGGTATGCCATATGGCACCAAAGATGTGGTCTGTTACCCAGAATCTTCATAGTACAGGAATTCTATCAAACATAGAAAGGTATTCTAATGTAGAGAAAAATATTGAAGAAAAGACCTGCATTCTTTTTCCAGAAAGAGGTGACAGTTACCAACTAGATGATTCTTTTTGGAATAATATTGTCAATAAGATGAAATCGAAAGGATATAAAGTAATTGTAAATTGGACTAATAAAACAAATGTGTTTACCAACCAAAAAATTTTTCAGGGTACTGAAAGATTGGATAAACTAGAACTTCAAGATCTTTTAGATTATTTGGTTCGTCATAAAAATTTGGTTACCATTGGGCAGATATCAGGAATTTTTGTTTTACTTAAGTACTTTGAATTTTTAAAAATTGCTTTTTTTATAGATTATAATGATCCTGAGATGAAAGATCCAACAAGAGCATTGTATGAATCTTGTAGTCTTTCCGATGGTCTTTATACAAAAAATATGATAGAATTTAAACTATCAGAATTTAATATCAATCAACTTGACCTTGTGGTTCCATGAAAACAAAATTTAATCTGGTTGGAAATACTTTTACGCATTTGACAAACGGGAATAAAGGATACTCTGTTCACGGCAAAGAATCTAAGTATATTGAATGGGTCAGCGATGGAACTGGAGAAGCAACATTTTATATTGACAGCACTCTTTCTCAGGCAACCATTGATAAAGTTTCCGGACCAAAATACGGGTGGCTTCTTGAATCAAAATACATTACTCCTCAGATTGTAGAGTCTGTTAAAAGTCATCCCGAAAAATATCTAGAAGTATTTGATACAATTTTTACTCATAATCAAGAACTTTTAAAAATTGATTCAAAATTTAAATGGGTTCCCGCTCAAGGATTTTGGATTAAAGAACCCAAGATTTATGAAAAGTCAAAAATGATTTCTATGATCGCTTCAAACAAACAAATGTGTGAAGGTCATAGACTTCGCCTTGAATGGATCGAAAGACTTTGGGGGCAAGTTGATCTTTATGGTCGTGGATTTAATGAGATTGCAAATAAAGAAGAAGGTTTGTGTGATTATATGTTCTCAGTTGCAATTGAAAATGGGCAATACGAAACTTACTTTACAGAAAAACTTTTAGATTGTTTTGCAACAGGAACTATTCCAGTTTATCTTGGTGCCCCTGATATTGGAGATTACTTCAACAAGGATGGTATTATCGATTTGACAGATGAGTTTTACATCTCTGACGAATTGTATTATAATAAGATAGATGCAATCAAAGAGAATCTAGAGAAAGTAAAAGAGATG